AATGATGATATGGTCATGGGTTTAGTAATGTTTGCGTGGGCAACCACTCAAAAGTATTTTAAAGAAATTGTAAATCATGATATAAGAAAACAAATCCAGTTGGAAGATATGAATCAATTGGACCAAGAAGTATTACCAGCCCTAATTATTGAAGATGGACTGGATCATCCTTTTGAGGTTTTCGATGGTGATGTATGGGAAACCGCCGATGGCGGTGAAATTTATGCAAAGTTTATCCGAGATAGTGCTAGGAATCTATAAAGATAGCGTTTGATAAATATAATCATGGTATTATAACTGCCAATAACATAATAATTTAAGGAGAACACAAATGGCATTTCAAATCTCTCCAGGTGTAGCTGTTTCCGAAGTCGATTTTACGACAGTAGTTCCTTCGGTACAAACTACAGCCGGTGCAATTGTAGGTAACTTTCAATGGGGACCCGCAGGAGTAATTAAACAGACTTCAAGTGAAACAGAATTAGTTTCTATATATGGTCAACCATCAACAAACACAGCAATACAAAATACATTTCTAACTGCTTCTTCTTTTTTAGCATACGGAAATAATTTAAAAGTTGTTCGTGCTGTATCTACCACAACCAACAATGCTACATCTCATGTTAGTTCGAATGTTCAAGTTACAAACGAAGATTCTTTTGAATATTCATATTTAACTAATAGAGTAAATGCTAATACAGCTGGTGCTTTTATTGGAAGATATCCAGGTTCTTTAGGTAATTCATTGACTGTTTCAGTTTGTGATGCTGGTGCTAATGGCATCAGCTCTACATTTGCTACATGGAATATTAATAATGTTAATGTTTCTGCATTTTTCCCTGGTCGTCCAGGAACTTCAGTTCAAGCTGCGGCTGCTGGTGCTTCAAACGATGAGATACACATTGTTGTTATGGACACAGGTGGATTATTCACAGGTGTAAAAAATACTGTTTTAGAAGTATTTCCATATCTCTCAAAAGCTTCCGATTCTACTGATGCATTAGGAAATTCAAACTACTACAAAGATTATATTTTTAAAAATTCAAAATATATTTACGCAATGGATCCTCCATTATACGATACGATAGGTACAACTGGTACTACTCCATCAAGTACTTGGGGATACGGATTAACATCTGCTCAATCTTTTCTTGCAAATAGCTTTGCAACAATGAGTACCACACCAGCGTTTACTTTAACAAGGGGTACAGATGATGCTCCAAATGATTCAAATAAAACGACTGCTTGGAATTTATTTTCAAATCCAGATGAAGTTGATATTTCTTTAGCAATATCAGGTAGTGCTTCTATTACCGTTCAACAACATATAATTGATATGGTTACTGACAAGCGTAAAGACTGTATCGCTTTTATTTCACCTCCTTCAGCAAACGTGGTTAATCAATCTGGTTCAGAAACTACCAACATTCAAAATTGGATAACAGCATTAGCGAAATCTTCTTCTTATGTTGTTGCTGATTGTGGTTGGAAATATATGTTTGATAAGTACAATAACAATTATGCATATGTTCCTTTGAATGGAGATATTGCTGGTTTATGTGTTTATACAGATGCTGTTCGTGATCCATGGTATTCACCAGCTGGTTTCAATCGTGGTAACTTAAAGAATGTTGTTAAGTTGGCATGGAACCCAAACAAAAATCAGCGTGATACACTATACGCTATTGGTGTTAATCCAGTTGGTACATTCCCTGGTCAAGGTACTGTATTATTTGGAGACAAAACATTACAATCTAAACCATCGGCCTTTGATAGAATCAACGTTCGCAGATTGTTTATTGTGTTAGAAAAATCAATTGCTCAAGCAGCTAAGTTTTCTTTGTTTGAGTTTAATGATACTACTACACAAAATCAATTTGTTAATTTGGTAACTCCATTTTTGGCAGATATCAAAGCACGCCGTGGTATCTTTGACTATCGTGTTGTTTGTGATTCTACAAATAATACACAATCAGTTATTGATGCTAATCAATTTGTTGGTGATATCTACGTTAAACCTGCTCGTTCAGTAAACTTCATTCAGTTGAATTTTGTTGCTGTAAGAACTGGTGTTGAGTTCACAACAATCGTTGGACAAGCTTAATAAATAATACAACGATATAGGAGAAAAAAATGGCATTCAACGTATCACAATTTAGGTCAGAACTTCAGTTTGACGGAGCTCGGCCAAATCTTTTCGAAGTGAATTTGACATTCCCAACATCAGTACCTGGTGCTGGTGATGCCACTCGTAAAGCTTTGTTCCAAGCAAAATCTGCTCAGTTACCTGGTTCAACAATTGGTACTGTTCCTTTATATTATTTTGGTCGTGAGATGAAATTTGCTGGTAACAGAACTTTCACAGATTGGACAGTAACAATTATTAACGATGAAGATTTCACAATCCGTAATTCGATGGAACGATGGATGAATCTAATCAACAATCACGCAGGTAACGTAAGAAACCCAGCATTTAATACACCTTTAGGTTACACAGTTAATGCAAACGTAGTACAATATGGTAAAGAAGGTGCTATATTAAAGAGGTGTACTTTTGTTGGTATGTTCCCTGTTGATGTGGCTCCAATCGATTTAGATTGGGGTTCAAATGATTCTATTGAAGAATATTCAGTAACATTTGCATATCAATATTGGACTTCAGATTCAACAGATAACTTTTAATTTTTTTTATTATTATATAGAGAGGGCTCAGGTCCTCTCTTTCATGCTTTTTTGAATTGAACTAGGACAATATGGCCGCTAATAAATTTTCACTTTTTGGTTTTACGATTTCACGGAAAGAGGATGAAAACTCCCAAGCCGTGCAGCAATCTTTCACGCCTCCAGTTAATGATGATGGCGCTCTTACTATTACTTCTGCCGCTTATTATGGTACATATGTTGACCTAGACGGCTCTGCTAAAAATGAAATAGAATTAATTGGTCGTTATCGTGAGATGGCAATGCAGCCAGAAATTGAGTCTGCTATTGATGATATTATCAATGAAGCTATCTGTCAAGACGATGATGGCAGAAACATTCGTATGATTCTGGACGAATTAAAACAACCAGATAAGATTAAAAAATCATTACAAGCCGAATTCAATACCGTTCTTAGATTGTTAAACTACAATCAAATGGCACAAGATGTTTTCCGTAGATACTATGTTGATGGTAGATTATACTACCACATTATTGTTGATAGAGAAGCTCCTACTGATGGTATTAAAGAATTGAGATATATCGACCCACGAAAAATTCGTAAGGTTCGAGAAGTTAAAAAATCAAAAGACGAAAGAACTGGTGTTGAAGTTGCCAATGTTATCAATGAATACTATATTTTTAATGATAAAGTAATCTCTGGTTCATCAAGTAATTTTGGTCCAGTTGGTGTTCGTATCACAACAGATTCTATTATCAATGTTGTTTCTGGTTTGATGGATTCTCGTAGAGCTGTTGTATTATCGTACTTACATAAGGCTATCAAACCACTCAACCAATTAAGGATGATTGAAGATGCTACTGTCATATATCGAATTTCTAGGGCTCCTGAGCGTAGGATTTTTTATATTGATGTGGGTAATTTACCGAAATTAAAGGCAGAACAATACCTCCGTGATATCATGGTCAAGTATAAGAACAAATTAGTCTATGATGCTGTTACAGGTGAAGTAAGGGACGACCGTAAATTCTTATCGATGATGGAAGATTTTTGGTTGCCACGCCGTGAAGGTGGTAAAGGTACAGAGATTACAACATTACCTGGTGGTCAAAATCTAGGTGAGTTGGAAGATGTTAAGTATTTCGAAAAGAAATTATACAAGGCTCTTAGTGTTCCAGTCTCTCGATTGAATCCAGAATCTTCTGGTTTCTCATTAGGTCGTACCAACGAAATTACCCGTGATGAGTTAAAATTTGCCAAGTTTGTTGATAGGCTTCGTAATAAGTTTTCTAATCTATTTGACCAAGCAATGCGTGTACAAGTTGTATTAAAAGGTATTTGTACAGCAGAAGAATGGGATATAATGAAAGAAAACATTCATTATGATTTCATTAAAGACAACAACTTTACAGAATTAAAAGATGCTGAGTTAATGACTAACCG